CGACGGGCCATGCAGGCTAGTACAGCACGCATGGGAGCAGGTGCAGGACGTGCACGTCATGCGACTGGCCCATACGACGGAGGATTCTCTGCTCGCATGGCAAAACAGCATGCGGCGGAGGCTGCTGGAGGCGGATGTGCTGCAACTGGAGAGGTTACAGCAGATACTGCAACCGTCATGGACGGCGGAGGAGCGGAGTCTCCACGATACGACCCGAGCACACCAACCTATCATGCAGCCGGAGTACTGCTTGATGTCTCAGCTGTCGTTGCACAGTTAGAGCAATTGGTTGTGGTGGATGTGCATGGGGAACCACGTACACCCGTTGTGCCCGCGCGGCACAACCACGAGCGGCAAAAACATGCCGCGCCATCAGTACAGGTGGATACACAGTTGGCAGGTGGGTCACCACAGCCTCCTGGGACGTCCACTATGGCATCGATACTGGTGGGTGAACCCAAATTGGGAGAGAGTGGTGCCAGCAGTGAGACGCCAAGGCCCAACTGGCGTTTCTACTGTCGTGAGAGGTTGGTGAAATTGGGCCGCAGCCTGCGATTGCCGAAGAAGAAGCGTCGGGTTGTTGCTGCTTGGCACGTAATGGCGGATGAAATGGTTCCTATGGAACCCACCGCCCGCGTGGAGAAGCATCAAACCCTGTTTGCGGGGCCATCGCAGGTCCGTCAAGACCCCCTAGATCCGGAGGTGGCGGAGAGACCGGTGAAGAGGGAGGCTGGCATCATGCACCGTACGTGGAAACACAGAGGTGCGTGGAGTCGCCTCTTCTGCGGGCTTAATGTGCAGGAGGAGGAGATAGACATCGCTCGTACGCACCTAGCAGTTGACGAAGAACTGCTTGGTTGCCTCCTGTTGGCGTGTGGCGGCCGTGCACGTGATGTGCATTGTGCCGCAAAAATGCATACCGTAGCTCGCAGGTACGTGAAGGAGCACGACTTCCAGCAATGGAAGGCTGTGGATGTGGCAGACCTCGTGGAAACCACTATCGCAGCGGCCATGATACCTACCATGGCGGAGCTTCGTGCACAGGCGCACATAGGCAGAGCGGCACCAATCATCAGGGAGCATGCTGCTGCTGTGCGCGATGGTCTCTTACCACCGCGGCGTAGACGGTGGCCGTGGGCAGGCAACGTGGGATCGTTGCCCGCCCCAGGAAAGTGAGGGGGCCCACTGGTGGTGGACGCCGTCTGTGTTGGTCAACAACTGGCATGGAAGGAATTACAAGACGGCGCAAGAATCGCCACACCACCAGGTGGACAGATGTGTGACAGCAAGAGGCAGGTGCATAGGATGGTCAACCTCCCAGATGGGATGGAAGACCACTACTGGCCTTCAACGACGCACAAGGATTGTGCGTGCAATGAGTATGCAGCGTTGCGGAACCGCCACCTTTGTCGTGATGATGAGGTGTCGGTAACACAGGAGGGACTGAGCGCCATGCGGATGGCCAGGAATCGCATCCTTCGTGATTTTCCTGGACTGAAACCATGGAGTTATGCCAAGGTGGTGGCGCGTGCGCCACCGCATAAGAAGAAGTCCTACCAGGCTGCAGTTGACTCATTACTCTTGGATCCATTGGAGAGGCAGGATGGACGTGTTCGCATGTTCATCAAGGCTGATAAGATCACAGCAGAG